TCATACTTTCACAATTTTTAGGTTTGATGAGTTCAGGAGGGGGTCCCCCGACTCAAATCTTAGCCCGGGAGCAGAATGCTAGGAGGTACACTCTATGCCAAATATAAAGTCTGGAATATAGGGGGGTCAAAAATATTTACTCCTATAAGGGGGGTCTCACGTTTTGTTTGTATATTATTATATGGATGAAGATGACTATGAAGGTTTAGATGAACTAGAGCGTATACAATTAGAGGATAAAATCATTGAAGTTGCTTATGATAACTCTTATAGGGTTCTTCTTAAGGAACTGACCTTTGATGATCTCCTAAATGCTGAAGATAATGGCGGTACGGCAATACTAGCCTTTGACCCTGATCTAGGTCCAGAGAAGTCTCAATTAAATATGATGCTAGACTACTATAAAGGTCGGGAGTGGTTTGAGAGATGCTTTGAGATTAAGAAGCTATTGGATGAAAGGTTTCCAGAATAATCTCATTAAACTTTAATTATTTAAACCTTTTTCATAAATTAGCTATCTAATATTAAAACCAAATAATTATGTCAGAAAATTCGGCAGAGAATCCAAAAGAACTATCTCCAGAGGAAATTGATAAGCGTAGGGCGGCAATTACAAACTTTTACAAGGGTCAAATCAAATACCTAAAAGTTCAATTAGAATATGAATCGTTGATGACGGAAATTGAAGAAAATCGTGCTAAAAGATTGCAGGCACAAATGTTCTTGGCTCAGGCAGCGCATGCGGAAAATGAAGATGGGAACAAAGAAGAAGAAGTTGAGGCCGCCAAGAGAGAGTTTGAAGAAGCTATGGCTCAGAGACCAGAACGCAAATTAAAAAAAGAAGTATGATCTTTCTTAAGAAAGGTTATAAAGGAAATGAAGTAAAAAAACTACAATCTTTATTAAAGATAACAGTTACAGGAGTATTTGATGGTACAACAGAAAATGCTGTTAGAAAGTTTCAGTTGAATAATCACATAGCTGTTGATGGTTTTGTTGGCAATGAAACATGGACCCTGCTAATGGCAAATAAAAACAGTAACAATGAGGCTATTGATGAAGATAGTGATACATTAGAACAGTATTTTAAGACAGAATATGATCAGCTTATACATAGATATTATTTACCTAGATCTGAGTATGTAGTTGGCAAACCAGCAAATCAATTTTTGTTTTTGCATCATACTGCAAGTAATGCAGACCCTTATCGGGTTGTGGATTCCTGGAGCAGAGATAGCAGAGGTAAAGTTTGTACAGAGTTTGTAGTGGGCGGTCAGAACTATATAACGAGTGATGATCAACATGATGGCCTTGTTGTGCAAGCATTTCCAGAAGGTAGTATAGGCTGGCATCTTGGTAAAACGGGATCTGGATTTATGAATCGTAACTCTGTTGGAGTGGAAATCTGTTCAATTGGTTATCTTAATTCGGATCAAGAAAGCTATATTGGAAAGAAGGCTCATAATGACCAAGTGATTAAGTTGGAAAATCCTTTTAGAGGTCGAACTAGTTGGCACAGGTATTCTGACAGGCAGATAAAAGAAATAGAAAACCTTATCAAGCACATTGCAAGAAGAGACAATATAGATGTTAGATTAGGTCTTCAGCAATGGATTAAAAAATACGGACCTAACAAGGCTTTTGATTTTCATGAAGATGCATATTACGGTAAGGTAAGGGGTCTACTATCTCATGGTAATGTAAGAAAAGGCAAGATGGATTGTTATCCAGATCCTCGTTTAGCAGAAATGATATTAAATTTATAATATGATTGTAAATAAAGTAGATAAGAAAATAAAAGTATCAATTGATGATGTCATTAGATACCAGATACTAACTTATTGTTTTTTTAATAACATACAGATTAGTAAGTCAGATGTAGATTGCTTAGCGGAACTTTCTAAAAATAATAATATTGGAATAACCGCTTTTTGTGATCTTATGACTAATAAGAAAATTTTTAAAAGCGCTCAGTCTGCAAGAAATGCAATTACTAAAGCTGAGAAAAAGAATCTTTTGAAGAAAAATGGAAAACCCGGCAAAAATAAAAAGACTATATCTATAAGTTCTGATTTAAACATTCAGACAGAAGGTGTAGTTCTTTTAGACTTTAAAATATTAGGAAGTGAATCCCAAAAAGCATAAACACTTTAAAAAGGGAATTGCAGATGAAATTGGCGTTCATGAAAATGTGGTAGATGATTTTATAGATTTTTATTTTTCTAGAGTTAGAAAAATGTTATCTTCTATTGAGCATCCAAGGGTATTTGTAGATGGACTGGGAACATTCTCTGTAAGGAAGACAAGGCTTGAAAAATCTATTATAAAAAATAAAAGCTATATCGGAACCCTGCCTAAACAAGCATATACCGGATATGAAAAGTATGTTTCTACAATTGATAAAATTGAGAAAATGGAAAAGCTTCTTAAGAAGATGGAAAAAGTAATAGAAGAAAGAAAACAATTTAAAAGCAAAAATGAACTTTAATAAATACATAGGAGCATTTAAAAATGCAAAAAGCATACTAGAAGGGGTAAAGAACAATATATTCAAAAAAGAGCATGTTGAGGCTGAAGCGGCTCTTAGATATGCGGTCTGTAAACAGTGCTCCTTGTTGGATAAGGATGGAAACTTTTGCTTAGTGCCAGGAACACAACCGTGTTGTGGTGATTGTGGTTGTAGCTTGGGACTTAAGACTAGATCATTGTCATCGTCTTGTCCTTTAGATAAATGGCCAGCTTTAATGACAGAAGAAGAAGAAGAAGCCTTAAACAAAAAACTAGGAGATGGCGGTAATATTTAAAGAAGAAGGACATGTTTATGAAAGTTCAGATAAGGATAAAATAAACTGGACAAGTGTAACATCTTTTATAAGTAGGTTTAAACCTAAATTTGATGCTAATGCAATAGCAGAAAAATCTTCAAAAAATAAGAAGTCTAAATGGTATGGTTTACATAAACAAGAGATTCTTGATGCTTGGGATAAAGAAACCAATAGAGCAATAAAGCTTGGTAACTGGTATCATAATCAAAGAGAGACTGATATACTTAATTTAAAAACAATTGAAAGAGAGGGTCATCAGATTTCTATTGTAAAACCTTTATTTAATAGTGATGGATTTAAACTTGCACCTTCTCAAAAGATTTCTGATGGTGTATATCCTGAACATTTTGTGTATTTAAAGTCTGCATCTTTATGTGGCCAGGCAGATCTTGTTGAGATCATGGATGGCACCATAAACATAACAGATTACAAGACAAATAAAGAAATAAAGAGCAAAGGTTACACCAATTGGGAGGGTATAACTAATAAAATGTTTGCGCCAGTTCACCATTTGGACGATTGTAACCTAAACCATTACACTCTGCAATTGAGTATTTATGCGTATATTATTAAAAAGCATAACCCTAAATTAAAGATTGGAAACTTAAAAATTCAACATGTTAAGTTTGTACAATTAGGTACCGATAAAAATGGTTATCCAATAAATGAACACATTGATGGAGAGCCTGTTATAGATAAGATTGAAATGTATGACTTACCTTATTTAAAAAAGGAGGTTATAACGCTTATAAAAGAAAGTAAAAAATGGCAGCACAAGATGTAATATCTGTTACACTCAGAACAAAGATTAGAATACCTACCATAAATAATGAAAACATTAATGGTCAAATAGTACCAAGACCGGGTAGTGAAATTGTAGAAGCAGACATTCCTGGCTATATTATTAGAGATCGTGTTTCATCATATAGGCAGCACGTTAGTAATGATGGCATAATAAATGAATTATTAACGGATGTTCAGCTAATAGCGCCATCTCCAGAAACTGATAATCCAAGGGTTGTTGTTGTGTCTACATTGTCAGATTTTAATGCGCTAATGACAGCCAGTAGTGGAGGTACTGAAAAGGTAAACATATCAGCTGCAGATACTACAGCTGATTTTTTAGAAGATAAACTAGTTGCTGGTTCTGGAATTATTTTAACAAAACTAAATACTGGAGCTGATGAAGCAATAGAAATAACTTCAACAGGTGTTACTGATACAAGTATATATACAGATAATGGTTCAATTGGGTCAGGAAGAGTTGCTACAATAACAGATACTTTAACGTGGACAGGCGGCCAAAAGATCAGAATTGCAAACAGTAGAACAATTAAAGAAGTTACACAAGCTTCTGATCTGCCTACAACACTTGTAGCAAATACTACATACCTAATTAGAGGAGAAATAAGCATATCTTCCCCCATAACATGCAATGTAGAAGGTGTTGAGATTATGGGCCTAGATAGAAATTTAGACCATTTAATATGGGAATCTACAGGACCAATGCTTAGTATAGTTGATGTTAATTTTAGTATGTCAAGCATTAGGCTTTCAGGCACTAGACCAGCAGGATCAATTATTTTGGCAACTAATATTGATGTTACAGCATTTAATGTAGGTAGATTAAAAGTTCTTACATTTTTAAATTGTCAGTTTAAAGGCACATATGATGTTATGGATATTAAAGGTTTTGATCTTGTAGATATAAATAACTGTTTGTTTTTCTATATTAAAGCTCAGAACTTTGGTTTAAGATTTGAAGATACATCTAAACTTGAGATTTCATCCTGTGAGTTAATTAGATGGTTTGATGAAACTACATTGCCAACTCCAGCAGGATGGGCAGCTTGTTCTATGATAGAGTTATTGCCTAATAACTTAGCATCATTTGGTGCAATAAATATTAATGGTTGTGTAATACATCCACAACAAACCCAGAATGGTATTGAAATAGCAGCAGGATCTACTACAGGATTTGGTACTATATCTTCTAATGCCTTTGTTACTGTAGGTTTAACTACAGGTAAAATATTTTTACCCGAAGTACCTGTAATTCTTTTACCTGATTATTCAGCTGCACAAACTACTGGATATGATATATTTGCTAATCAAGGTTTATTAAATTCTACAAGTGGTTCAGTTTCTACGTTGTCATCAAATGCAACTGCTACAACTGTAAGTTCTGTCTATGCAGATGTTAATACGGGAGGTTCTGCTGCAACTCAAGCTGCAGTTAGGTTTACCACATCTAGTGCTGGTATAGTAACTTATAATGGAACAAAGCAAGTATATTGTTCAATACACGCTTCACTATCCTTAGATTCAGGAGGTAATGATGATACATATACTGTAGGTATTTTTAAAGACGATGGTGGTGGTTATACTCTTTTGCCAGGAAGTGAAGTAGAAGTACAATTTGATGGCTCAGGGGGATTTTCTTTAGATGTAGGAGCAATATCTATAAATTATGGAACTTTATTTAACACTGGGGATCTAATAAAAATGCAGATTAAATCAACAGGTGCAAGTACTAGTATAACTGTTGCAGATTATCAATTAGTAATAAGAGAATAATATACTTATAAATATAAATTATGATTGTTAGATTGTTTGATATACAAAATGATAAGATTGTTCCTACTGAGCATTGTTATACTTTATCATTCTTAAAAGATATTAAAGAAAAATATCCAGATACATATTTAAATGTTTATACTTATTTGTTTTACATGACATGTCCAAATCCAGAGTTAAATCCATTTTTTAATTTACCGGAACATGAAAAAGAAGATATAATAGTAGAGGAAATTGCATTGGAAGAGTCAACTGAAGATTCTAAAATAAGATACGCTCTGGATATGTGTATAAAAATGTATGAGACTCCAACATCAAGGGCGTATATGGGCATCAAAAAAGCATTAGACAACATAGGAACATATATGGCAAACACTCAGATTACTGATGGTAGAGATGGAAACATTAGTCAAATAAGAGCTGTTGCTAAAGACTTTGATAGTATTAGGCAATCCTTTAAAGGAGCGTATAAAGACTTAAAAGAAGAGCAAACATCTTCCGTTAGAGGAGGACAAGGATTAGCTTATGATCAATTATAAATAAAAACCAAAATGAAAATAGTACCAATAGGAAAAAAACTTTTAATTAAAAACAAACAACCAGATATTTATTTTCCGGGAACAACCATATTAAAACCTGGAATAGAAAAAGAATATATTGCTGAGGTGGTTGCAATAGGGACAAGTGTAGAGCAAATTGAAGTTGGCAGTACCATACAATATGCTGATCATGCAAATGCAATTAAAATGCAACACAAAGGAGAAGAACATCTTTTAATATCTTCTGATATGGTTCTGGCCATGATTGAGCATGACTAAAAAAATACCAACATATGATAACGGCAATTGGCAAATAACCACATTTAAAAGTGATGAAGAATTTGTTAATTTTATTTTACCCCTATTTAAGGAGCCCGGCTTATATAATTTTGATGAAACAGCTTATTTGTTTAATAAAGAGGCAAGAGCGTTTAATGATCAAGGATTTTATTGCAATGCTCCTCATAGATCTAAAGACTTTATTAAATATTGGGATAGTGAAAAGGATAAGTGCAGGAATGGTGTAATATACAAGCATAATAATTTAACCTGGTATGTAACTAGAGATTACTATATGTGGTTGAACTTTCTTCCAATATATGATAAAGAAGAAAAGAAATATGGTTTTGCTAAAGTTAGAGATGCTCAATATCATATGGCACTATATGAGCTTTTAGCTGAGATGCATCATATGCATGCAGCCATTCTTAAAAAGCGTCAGATTGCAAGTTCATATTTTCATATGGCAAAGATTACAAAT